TAAAATCAAAGTTGGTAGAAAAGTCAAAAAATTCAGGTTTAGCAATAGGTCCGAAGTCAAATGTATTGCCAAACAGTTCTAAATACTGCCCATCTGTATTCTGGAAGAATTTAGCAGCATCAGTACCAAGACTGTTTAAGTAGTTTTGTTCTGGACTCTCTGCTTGCTCGTATTTTGAACCTAACTTAATATTTTCGTTGTTTGGATAGAATCTGAAATTTCTATATTGGAAACCTACTGTAAAAGTAGTATAACTTGCTTGACCTGAAGTCAGCTCAACTTGGCTCAGGTTGTATGGAAATACATCCGCTAAACACCATACACCTGTTACTTGGTTTTCATAATAATATCCTTTCTTCGTAGTAGCATCTGCAGGATTATTTTTCTGCTCTTTAATTAAATCACTTGCACTATAAAATACTTTCTTTCCTTGACCACGCTCCATTTTGTAGATCTTCATGGTGCAAGTATAGTTTTCTAAAAGATCAACATACTGCGAAGTGTCATTATGAATAAGATTCATCCACCTTTCAAAGAAGGTGTAGTTCTTCATGTCTCTAGGCATGATGAAATTAACTGAAATCTCAGCATGACTCTGACCAGTTGCATACTTGTATGCAGATCCGATGTTATTGACGGTAGCAGTTGTTAAGTTTCTGCTAGGAGCACCAATAGATTCGGCATAGTGATTCAATTGTAATGCAAGATCTCCAGATAAAACTCCACCAGGAACTAATGCAGAACCATATGCTTCCTGCAAAACACGAGGTTGACTAAATTCAACTCCGTAGAGATTATTAAGAGAAGGTGAGGATTTTCCAGACTTAATCAGTGTTTGAAACTGTTGAAAGGAATTATCTCTATTTCTTCTATCTGTGAAATTAACTGCCATTATACTTTGAGTTCTTTTTCTGTAATGAGCATAAACTCTAGAGAATTATCTTTGCAGAACTCTCGCGCTGCTTTCCACTTCGCTTGGTTGACACTGTATGTAACAACCTCATTTATATATCGTTTGGTAACTCTTTTTTGAGTTTTTGGTTCTAACGTTTGCCTGAATGGTTTGACTTCTACAATATATTTCTTTTTTCCTACCTTTACATAGAAATCTGGGAAATAACGGTGTCTTTTACCATCTACAGGTGATATGTAAGGGATAATAATCTCTTCACTTCCCCATTCAGTTACAGTTGGAGTTACATCACACCATTTCATGAATTTATACTCCCAAGACGAGCGGTACACTATGTTCCGAACGTCTCCACGGTACTTTCTCGGAAAGGATGGACGATACTTCCCCTGATAACGCATAAATATAATTGGACCATTACATATATTTATAGTGGCAAGTTCAACAGCGGTCACCCTTAAGTATCCAGAGAAGTTACCTTTTGCTGAATTAGGACCGAGTTTTACAGATAGTTATCAACCAGAATTTGCTGACTATGTAAAATTTTCTAGGTATTCTTTCAAGAATGCGGGTGGTGCTCAATACTTCAACGTACCAGACAATACTAATAAAACAAACAAGCAGTTGATTACGTCGGCATATATTGCAATGCCTGCGAATCTATCTGCTGATTATGCTGCAAACTACCAACAGGCAAACTTAGGTGCTTTAGGTAGGGCTGCAACTGGTGCTCTTGCTGCAAATAGTTCTGCTGATGTTGCTCAATCTATTCAAAAAGCAGCAAAGGCAGGTCTTCCAGAGTCTGCATTCAATAACCTTGCACAAGGTATTCAGGGTGTAGGTTCACTAGTTGGTCTTAATACTGATGGTATCTCTCCAAACACATTAACTGCCATCTCTCAAGGTAAGGTATTCAACCCTTACTCCGAACAGGTTTTTGAAGGTGTAGGTTTTAGAACCTTTAATTTCAACTTCAAAATGGTCGCCAGAAGTGAAAAAGAAGCACAGAGCATTCAAGACATTCTTGAAATGTTCAAAGTTGGAATGCTTCCTGCATTTGCTGGTGGCGGTGATGGTGATGGTGGAAGTCTAGGTGGTCTGTTGACTAAATCAAGTGCAGCACAGAGATTTCTTACTGTACCAGATAAGTTCTTGATTCAGTTTGTTAGAATCGGTAAAGATACTAAGATTCAGAATCTTGATCACTATAAAATAGATTATTCTGTATGCACTGGAATGTCAGTGAATTATACTCCTGATGGACAATATGTTGCTATCAAGAGTAAAAGACTCGCAAATGCATATAAAGCACAGAATAGTGAATTACTTTCAGGAGATGTTGGAAATCTACAAGAAGGTCAAGCACCTGGTATGATTTACGTCCCTGCAATCACTTTAGATCTTCAATTCACTGAAACATCTATCGTAACACAAGAAAAAGCAATCGCTGGATACTAATGCCTGCATATTTCTCATACTTACCAGATATCTACGTTGGCACAGGGGCAAACTCTGATAGGCAACAAGAGTATACTATTGTAAAGAACATCTTTCGTAGAGTTAAAGCGAGAGAGGATCTTGCCAAGTATACGGAATTCTTTGAGCAGGTATCTATTGAAGATGGTGAAAGACCAGATCAAATTGCTGAAAAGTTCTACGGTGACGCTGAATTAGACTGGGTAGTTCTTTTAACTAATAATATTATAGATGTCTACACACAATGGCCAAAAAGTAGAAGAGAATTAGAATATTACACGAAAGAAAAGTATGATGCGCTTGATGGCATTCATCATTACGAAACTAGAGAAATCAAATGGGATGATAGGGTTGTAGTAGAGGAAGGTACTTGGGTAGATGATTCCTTCTCATATACTAAACCTGATGGTATTACCATTAGTGGTTTGAGTGCAAGATTTCCTGTTTCTAACTGGGAATATGAATATTACGAAAATGAGTTAAAAAGGAATATATACGTCACTCTTCCAAATGCTTTAGAAGCGTTTATTGATGAATTTGAAGATTTACTCGGATATGAACCTCATGATGAACTTGATGAAAATGGAGTCAAGAAAACTACTATCTCTGTTGCAGAAAGATTCCTTGGTAAGTCTATCGGTGGTGGTATTGGTCGTCAATATAGTTCCACATACTCGGGAACTGGTAGAACTGTCACTAACTTGAGTGTTAGCGGTGGTATGACAACTACTGGTGCAGCAGTTGTGACTCAAACACAAGCAGATGCTTCTCAAGGTGTACAAGTTGCCTCTGATGCAGGTACAGCAAGTGGTGGCGATACTTCTACATACGATTCTGGCACTTCTAGCAGTTCTTCAAGTAGTAGCGGTAGCAGTAGCAGTTCTGAATCTAGCGGTAGTTCTGGATCTAGTGGATCTAGCGGTAGTTCTGGTTCTGGATCTTCTGGTGGCGGTTACGGCGGCGGATACTAAAAAACCCTACAGACAAAAAAATACCCCGAATTTTTTCTCGGGGTATTTTTGATTCAAAGGGCATTTTTGGTTTAGGGGGTCTCTATTCTAAGAGAGTCTTACAAGTCTTGGTGCATGCAGATTCGGTATCGTTACACTCTATGATACAATCAAAGTAATCGTTGATCTTTTCTTGTGTGTTATCAATAGTTTTATCTGTAAGCATCCAACCTCGTAGCTGATTCGTTGAAAGTAAATTATGCATTGGTCTATCCTAATTAGGATTCATAATATAAAGGAATTTTATTTCATCGTCCTGTCCAGATCCTACGCTACTATTTATTTGAATTTCCTGATATTTTCATAGGTACTTTGTCCCTTGAAACATCATTTATTTTTTCTACACAATCAGTTTTAAGTTATATTAACCACCATCAACTTGACATCCCACAAGGGCACCTCCAACGATACCTGCAGGAATTCCCCAGAGTCTTCCGTCTCCTCTGCTAAGAGCAGCACCGAGACCAGCGCCTGCGATACCCCCTAAAACACTTCCTTCAACACAAGAGTTTCCATCTTCATCAACTCTACCAATGTTAGGATATTGTTCTTCTTTAATGATATGGCGGTGATGATGATGGTGATGTTTCCATCCATTCAAGCATCGTCTCCATGGTAGACGACGAAAGTTTTTTACGCTTGTTCCGTCGCTATATTGTGTAACTTCTACTTTCAACTTAGTACATGTATGACGATCGCGTTCTTGAATATAATCATACTCATTAACGATCCATGAATGGCGATGGTGCGCCA